TATTGCCCACTTCGCTCCAAACCACGTAAGGCGACGCCACGCCAATCGGCGCAACGTCGGGGTATATGCGCGCCCCAACCAGCGCGCCGAGGCCGCTATGCGATCCTAGCGACGTGTAAAGGGTCTGTGCAAAGGTCATTTAACCCGCAACCCTAGCAAGCGCGCAGCAATCTCTACGCGTTGTTTGGTTGCGCCAGTAATGGCGGTTAGCGCCGCGCCTTGTTTGGCAGCGAAAGCAGGCCGCAAAAACCCTTGCCCGCCGTTCGGTCCGTGCCATTTACCGGCGCGATCTGTGTAGCCAAATTCCATAAAGCGCCAATAGAAAGGATTGCCCACCAAATCGTTCGCAGCGATGGAGTGCTTTTTGCCGGTCAGTTTACTGGACGCGCCAAGCACCTTGTTGATTTTGCGCAATTGTGCCTTGGTGATCTTGCGCACGCCAACAATCACAGTCGAAGTCATGCCGGGTGCCGGGCGGCTGCGCGCCATGCGGATATTGCGCTTCAATACACCGCGCAAGCGAAACCGTGTTGATGTTTGCAACTCAGGTGCAAGGCTCTTGGCCTCGTCACGCACGATCACAGCGCCCGCGAGCAACGCAGAACCTTGTATTTTCTGTGTCAGTTTTTCAGGCATGGCGCGCAGCGCGGCAGCGACCTCATCCAATCCGTTTATCTTTATCTCAACCAAGGCTGTTCCCCCGCGTGCAACCCAGCAGCAATTCCCGGTCGGCTTCGTCCTTGTTGATCACGGTTCGCACGTCATAGTAGGTCGTGCCGTGCAGCACGCGCATTCCGGCGGTGATACCGGCTGAGTAGCGTATTTGTATTTCGGTTTCTACCTGTGATTCCTGCGCGTCCGCTGATACTTGTTCCTTGCCGCGAATCGCGCGTATGCGCCCGCGCGTGGAACGGAACGTAGTCCATGCGTAATCGTCCTCACCAATGCCGTTCTTCGTCGGACTGGCGGGCGCTTTGTATTGGATCACGATGTCGTGAATGAGATGGCCAGCGGAAATCATCAGAACAAATCCACCACCAACGCATCCAGCAGTCCGTCCACGTAGTCGCGCGGAATGGGTGTAGCGATGGTGCCTATGATTATCGGTTCGCGGTCACGGTATAACTGACCAATGCGCACGAGCATCCACTGCTTCAATTGCTGCGGGATGCCTGATGCGTAGTCGGTCGGTGAACCAATGGGCGCATAGCCTGCGACGTAGCGAATCTGCACCGCGTTGAAATCGTTGCGCGTTACCACCGGCCACGATTCCAAATACGCGGGCTTCACGCGTCCCGGCTCGCGATAGGTGTCCACTTGGTAATCGGCAGCGTCAATCGTTTGCAACACACCGTCCGCATCAAGATACTTGATAGACGTAACCGATTGGAGCGGAGGTTGTGGTAAGTAAATTTCCGCCTTGTAACTGGTGAAGCACGGCAGCGTCAGCTCAAGGGTGCGCTGCACGTATGCGCGGCGCGTGTAGTTTTCGGCGTATTCGCGCGCGACCTGAATCAACGCAGTGACGTATGCGTCATCCGTGGTGATGTCGGTATCAATTACTAGGTGGCGCTTGGCCTCGGCCAGCGAAACCGGCTCCGCCGTGGGTGCAGTTACAACACGCGTAGTCATCAAGAGTCGCTCGCATAAAATGCCGCCTGCGAAAATCAAACCCAAACATCACCTACGCTCCGTAAATCTGCTCCTCGTACCGCTGGGCAGCGCCCACAAGCGACATTATACCCGGATTTTTACGCAGCGAAAACTCGCCTGCAACGTCAAAAAATTCCCTGTGCAACGCAACGAATGTAGGAATTGACGACGATACCGCTACGCGCATATCACTTTCCACGCGCGCCTGACAATCCGGCTCAATAACTTGCCACCCCTCCATGCCGCGAAACCAGTGTGACAGATTTTTGCTGTGTTGCGCACCTTGCCCGTTGCCCCTGCCCACAATACCAATGATGGTGAGTGGCAGCGCAACACCACACTTTCGCGGCCAGATAGGGATGTGGTTGATCAGCGCATCCATAGCAACGGCAACAAAATCCATGCGTTCGTGTATCATCACGACGCGCGAACCCGCCAATGCCAATCCCATCGCGCTGGCGTTCATCAGCGCCTCGCTCACAGGATACGTCACCAATTGATCAGGATACTTTTCGTGTAACCCGGCAGTTAATCCCGCCGTACCCCACTTCACAAGCTGGCCACACACCAACGCGTTCTTGTCCTGTGACAGCATTTCGTCCAGCGCGGCATTGCATTTTTCAACGTACGTTTTCACGCCTTATCCCCCACACGAAAGTCTGGCATGTTGCCTACGTGGTTGCATTCGCGGTCGCAGATCACTTCAATAAATGAAGGTTGGTTCGACTTCGCCCATCCGTAAGCAGCGGTTATGAATTTCTTGCAGTGTATTTCAGTAATGGATGGATACGTTATCAACCCAAACTGTTCGACGCGTTTCCATATCTTTCGTGCCTGCCGTTCATTGATTGGCGCGTGTACTGAATAACCGTTGTTTTCACAAACGAACATGACCGGAAGGTGCCATAACTCCACCGCGTTTAGCGCCTCCCAAAAAACACCTTGCTCGGTTGCACCGTCGCCAATACAGCAAACCACCACACCCGGTCGTTGCTGCTTCTTCAACGCGAGTGCGGTGCCCACGGCCACGCCCACAAGCCCACCAATCATGGCAGTGGCATGAAAGTTTATGGCCGGGTCGCTAAAGCACTGTGAGCCCGCCCAGCCTCGGTTGACTCCACTATCCAAGCCGCATATCTCGTCCCATAGCTTTTCTTCACTACCACCTTTTGCAAGGTAATGACCGTGATTACGGTGTGTGCTGAACAACCAATCTTCGGGTTTCAGCAATTCGTGCAACACCGTTGGCACCGCCTCTTGTCCCAAGCACAGATGAACCGGGCATTTGAATTCGGACATGTGCGCTTGGCACCGTTCTTCAAACGCGCGAAGTCGATCACGGAATTTCATTTCAGCATACTCGGTTTAATTTCCACACGTCCCAGCGCACTGGTACGCGGCATGTTCCACATCGCCACCACCGCGCGCCCCACATCGTCGGGCGGTATCTGCCAATCCTCAATAGGATGCACGCCGCCCAGCCCGGTTGCCACGGTGCCGGGCATTATGTAACCCACGCGTATCCCCAGCGGTCGCAGGTCGAGCGCCAGCGCCTCGCTAAACTGCATTACACCCGCTTTACTGGCGCAGTATGCGGCGAGTCCCGCGTGACCGTATGCGCCCGCGCGCGAAGCGATATTGATTATGTCGCCGCCCTTCAAATACGGAATGGCCGCGTGGCAGCAGTTCATAACGCCAATCAGGTTCACGCTTACGGCGGAAACGTATTCCTTCGGCGTCATATCTTGAAACGGCTTAAACATACAAACGCCCGCGCAGTTCACCAGTAAATCTATATTGCCTATCGCGGCCATGTGACTGCCGAACTGGTCGTGGTTCTTGACATCGTTACCGCTGCGAATATCATAAGTGTAAACGATGTCAAAATTTGCGAGCCTGCGTAACTGGTCACATATCGCCGCGCCAATCCCGCTGTCACCGCCTGTTACCAGTGCTTTTATCATGGCATCCACCAGTCATAATCGCCAGTATATCCGGCTTCCTTAAACAACGCCAACCAATCGTCAACGTGCAGAATGGTTTTCGCGGTCAAGTTCCACGCGAACATGCGGTCGCGTTCTTCGTCCGTACGGTAGGCGTCCACCGTGATGTAGTTATGCGATGCCGCGCGCTGCATATGCCGCAGCACCCGCACAATCTCGTCGCGTTCAAGGTTGTGCAACGTGTTGATGGAAATAATCAGCGCGAATTTAATATGGGGAATTTCGGTCGCGCTACGGTGCATCAGGTATTGATTGGTGAATGGGTCAGCCTCGGCCAGCGCGTAGCCCGAAACGTCCAATCCATACGCTTCAATGCGCAGTTTACGCAGCGCGTGTACCAAGAATCCCTTGGCGCAGCCCACATCCAACACGCGATTGCGGTCACTCAGTTTGTAATGCCGCACCAGCCGCTCGGCCACCGCGTTCCATCGCCCATCATTCACGTATCCACCGTAACCCGTATCACGCGATCCGTCGAAGAATTCTTTATCGAAACGGCGCGCAATAACGCGATGCTCCTCGGTGCGGGTGCCCAGCACGCGGTGGATTTTTGGGAATTTTAACAGGTCGATTTTCATGGTATGTGTTGGTATGTCAGTGATTGGTCCCGGTAGAAATCGGGATTGTTCAGAACCCATTTTACGGTGTTAGCAAGCCCGACATCAAACGGTATTGCCGGAGACCAACCTAGCGTATCACGCGCCTTAAAGTCGTCCAGAATATACGCATGATCCTTGCCTAATCGTTCCGGTCTTTCCTGCACCACGTCGCTAAATTGAACACCGCACAAACCACACACCTGTTCAACAACATGCCGGATAGTAATTAAATCACAACCAGAAGCGTGATAGATTCCACCCGCATCACCATCTATTGCGACTGATGAGGTGAACCGCGCAACATCATCTATGTGGATAAATGACCGTTCAGACACACCACCACCATCAAGCATAAACTTTTCACCGCGCATAATGGACAAAACCAGTTTTGGAATAAGGCGATAAGGTTGCTGCCCCTCACCGTAAACGTTGACCACGCGAGTGAATGAAACCGGGAATCCTGTCGCGCGCCATAGCGCAGCCAAATCCATATCGGCAGCGGCGCGTGACGCGGCATATGGTGTACTCGGCAAGTAATAGTCGCTCGCAGCTATGACGCGCATCATATTACC